GACTTATATTAAGAACGTGAACAAATGGGAAGCGGCAGAAGAATATGCCAAGGACAGGGGTTGGGAGTTTGTAATATGGACTGAGAAGAATGAACCCTTGAAGTCTATTATACCCAAGTCAACCAAACCATTAAAACCAATAAAACCTTACAAACGTCGTAAGAAGTAGTATAAATAAACGTATGAGTAATATCTTTGATACCCTATCAAGAGAAGCATTCCGCGCGGGAGTAAACCCTCGTACCGATGAATCACGTAAGTGGTTTCGTCAACGCGCAAAAGATTTACGCGGAATTAATCGTAAAGACTTAATGGACGAGCAACCTATCGAAAAGGGTGGGCAAGAAATTGTTGGTTCTATGCAGATGTTTTTCTATGACCCAAAGACAAAGGCAACCTTACCTTATTACGATAAGTTTCCTTTGGTTGTCGTAGTTGGTCCTGCCGAAAAAGGTTTCTACGGATTAAATCTTCACTACCTTCCCCCTGTACTAAGGGCAAAGATGTTAGACTCATTAATGGAAGTTGCTACAAGTAAGAAGTCACCTAACGCAAAGTTTGATATTACATATGATAGACTTAAAGGTATGAGTAGTATGAGATATTTTAAACCTTGCTTTAAGCATTATCTTACCGCTCACGTAAAAAGTCAGTTCGCCAGAGTTCCTGCGCCGGAGTGGGAAATAGCAACGTTCCTTCCGATAGCACAGTTTGAGAAAATACCTAATGCTCTTACTGCGTATAAAGATTCAAGAGCAATGTTAAGTGGTTAAATAAATGGTAACACGAATAGACGATTTTATTTCTGAAATAGGTGCTGGTGGCGGCATGGCCATGGGCAGTATGTTTAAGGTCAAGTTGCCTGACCTAACTAGATTTGGTGGAGCGAGCGGAAGGAAAATGGAGATACTCTGTAAAAGCGCATCACTTCCTAATAGACAAATAATTACAGCAGAAAAACGTTCGGGTATGGAACTCAGACTAGCGGGATATGGTTACACAACAGGGGATGTTACGTTATCGTTTTATCTTTTAAATGACTATAGCGCAAAAATATATTTTGAGACATGGCAAAACCTAGTTGTAAATCAGAGAACACAAAACATAGGATACGCCAGAGATTATACTGACGATGTCGTTATTCAGACAATAAGAAAAGGGGTATCGTTTCCTGTAGCGAGAACCAAACTTTTTGACGCAGGAAAAATACCTTCAAGTATAAGAGGGAGACTGCCAAGATTGGGTCCTCTTGATTTAGCGCAGGGCGAGTTTGACTTAGACGCAATAAAACCAGATGATATAACTTACGAGTGTAAATTAATTGACGCATTCCCAACAGGACTAACGGAGATTGCCTTATCAGCAGACGGTAGTTTGATGGAAGTATCAGTAAACTTAAACTTTACTAATTGGGAATCAACCCAAAAAGATTTAAAGACAAGTCAAATGGGCGAAGCATTAGTTGGGGGAGCAATACAGTTAGCGAAAAAACTGTTTTAGTTTCACTATAAATAACTTATATTATAAACACGGAGAATAAATAATATTATGGCACTACCAATTTTAAATGATACACTCAAGTATGAATTAGTCATACCTTCTACAAAGAAGAGAGTTGAATATAGACCTTACCTTGTTAAAGAAGAAAAAATTCTTTTACAAGCATTCGAGACTAAAGATGAAAAAGTCGCAATGAAAGTTATGGTCGAAACCGTTATAGCGTGTACAACAGAACAGATTAACGCAGATGAACTCACTACTTATGATGTTGAGTTTATGTTTAGTAGAATACGAGCAAAGTCTGTCGGAGAAACTACTGAACTTGCAGGTAATTGTAAGAGTGAAGATTGTAATGCTATTACAGATTTAACAGTTGATATTCTTTCTTCAGAAGTGAATACCGATATAGGTCCTAGTAATAAAGTTTCATTGACAGACGATATCAGTATTGAATTAAGACATCCTTCATACACTTCTTTTATGAAACACTTTGATTCAGAAATTTCTGAATCAGATTATGGAATGCTAATGATTGAAGAGTGTGTTGCGGCAGTAACAACACCTGACGAAAGAATTACAGAATGGACTCAACAAGAAATGAGCGCGTTTATTAACTCTATGACAAACAAACAGTTTACTCAAGTGGGTCAGTTCTTAGAAGCAGTACCAAAACTTAAAAAAGATTTAGAATGGAAATGTATAAAATGTGGTCACGAAAATAAAATAACACTGGAGGGTCTTCAAGATTTTTTTTAATATGCCTCGCGCATGATAGTTTAGTAAATCATTTCAAAACAAACTTTGCGTTAATGCAACACCATCGTTGGTCGCTTAACGAAATAAATGGAATGATACCTTGGGAAAGAGAAGTTTATTTATCTTTACTAAAAGACCATCTCGAAAAAGAGGCAGAAGAGAGAAGAAAGACCCAGAACTAAGGAAAGTTCCGAATGAGTAAAATACCTCCACCTCCTAATCCTGTAATCCCAGTGGCAGCACCGCCAACTGGTGGACCAACTATGTCTTCATCTGAACCTGCGGGTATGGGTAAACTTTCTCAGTTAACAGAACAGATAAAGGAATCATCTTCATCTACCGAACAACTTCAGACTAAAGGAAATAAAACTGCAGAAACAACAGCAGATAATACAGGAAAACAGGTAAAACTTTTTACTGATTTCTTTAAAGACTTAAAAAGTAAAGAAGGGAAACAGCAGGAATTAGAGAGAGAACTTAAAGACATATTAGCAAAAATTGGTAAGGGAGGGGATGATAAAAAGAAAGATAAGGAAAAGGAGAAGGAGAAGGAACAGAATAAGTTTAAACTTGCAGGTCTATCATTTCTTGCAACCATAAAAGTAATTAGTCAGGGAATAGGAGCATTTTTCAAAGGTATCGCTAAGGGAATTAAAGGATATTTTAAAGGTGCTTTTAAGGGAGCGAAGTTAGGTTTGAATATAGTCAAATTTATATTCAAACCTTTTACTCTTGCTTTTGGTTTTGTAGGCAAAATTTTCAAGACGCAAATAACTAAACTTTTCAAAAAAATTATACCACCTAAGATAGCAGCAAGATTTTCTAAATTGGTAACACAAATCTCTAAGGTATTTACTTCAATAAAAAATGGAATAAAAGGTTTTGGTTTAGGTGTAAAACTTGCAGGAAAAAATCTTAAGAAGTCTTTCGGTAAAGCGAACTTAAAATTTAACCCCTTCGCCAAAGCGAATTCAGCGTTGAAGGCATTTAATCAGACGAATAAAATGAATTTGGCAAATCCTAAAATGAAAGGGTTTAAACCAACAGCATTAAAAGATTCAAAAGCATTTAAAGCACAAGGTCGTGTAGTCCAAGGTATTATGAGCGCCAAGAATGCAGTCAGAGGTGCTGCAGCAAACGCAAAAATTGTAAAAGGTTTGGGGACGTTTGCTAAGTTAGGTTCAAAATTATTAAAAGGTATTCCGATTGTAGGTCAAATTATTACAATTATAGAAGGTTTGTTTGGTGCCTTCAAAGGATTTTTCAAGTACAAAGATGAAGGTTTTTTAATGGGATTAGCAGGTGGATTCATAGGTTTCTTCCGAGGAATTGCTGTTGGATTGTTTGGATTTCTTGGAGACTTCCTCAAAGCAATACCCTCTAAAATATTTAAGTTATTACTTGGAGAAGACAATAAAATATCTGCCATACTAGATAGTTTTAGTTTTACGGATATGATAAACGCATTTTTTGATAACCTCATGAACGGTATCGGTAATTTCTTTGCGAGTTTCAAAGACGGGTTTGATAAAGGCATTCTGGTTGGTATTGCTAACTTGGGTCTTGAGATTTTAAAGTATATCGGTAAAATAATAAAATTCCCTATCGCTTTAATTGCGGGTGGTGTTGCAGCATTATTAAATATATTTGGAGACCCAGCAGAAGCATTCGGAAAAACTTATAGAAAAGTTATGGATTATGGGGACGATAAGATTGACAATGCAAAAAAGGGATTAGGCATAAAAACAACAGGTGAAATTGAGAAAACCAGAAAAGAAATGCGTGAAGAAGCAAAAAGGATACGCGAGGAAGAAAAAGCAGCAAGAAAAGCAGAAAAAGCAGCACAAGAGAAAGCAGATAGAGAAGAAAAAGAAAGATTAAAAAGAGAGCGAGAATCATTAAGTAATTCTGGCGGGAACGCAGATAATTTTGGTTCATCTGGTGATGGTTCTGCTAATACAGTTGTTGCTATGGATAACTCAAACAATAGTCAAACAGGTGGTAGTACTATCATCAATAATTATTATGGGGGTAGTGGTAACGGAAGTGTTTCTGCTACTGATAAATCCATTAGTGGTTGGGGATTCGCATAAAAAAAGGGAGACCCGAAAGTCTCCCCTGCCTTTTTTACGTGGGTTTAAGGGGAAATCCCCTCCCTAATTATTCGGGGATACCAATGGTAAAGGCGAACATCTTTTAATCCTCTGCCGCGAGTTTCGCGAAGTAGGATAATGTATCATCATCTCCCTCAGATGCCATCGCTACCTGCGGTTGAGGAGCAGACGGAATCACTTGAGGTTCAACTGACTTAGAACCTACGGTCTCAGCAGTTTGTTGTAATGATTCATTCTTCATAGTAGAACCTGAACCAGTCGCCTGACCTAACACAACTTCAAGTCGTGCTTTTAAATCATTATAAGACTTGTATGATGTTGGGTCAGTAAACTCACTCATGTCATGCATAGTATTATAGGTTGCTTCTAGTTTAGTTTCATCGCCTTCTAACAACGCAGAAGGTGACTTGAACTCAGACTTGTCGTAGTTACGATATCCCGCAACGTTACGTATCTTAAGTTGGAAGTCAGCACCACTCCAGAAATCGAATGGATTT